CAGACGAATTGCAATAGTTGCCCTGTCTTGCCTCACGGCTTCTTCTAAATAGGACTTGATTACCGAGCGAACAGCGCCCCTAAACGCCACTGCTTGGTCTCTGATAGCCGGATGGGACTCTTTTCCAACGTAAAGAATCTTTTCGATAGCGCGATCGGCCAACTCGTCGGGCGTCCAACCGCGTCCATTGGTGGTAGCGACGCTTATTCCGCCCAACAGTACAGCAGGGGATTGGTTGCTGATCATGGTCCAGGTGTCTCCGATTTAAGTTGAACACGTACCATGCCATCACGATACTCGTCACGACGACGGCGACCTTGTTGCTCGATACCCAGGCCTTGAAGAGCCTGCTTGTAGCTTGCGTCAAAAGTAGCCATCATCTCAGGTGGCCCCTTGGTATAGCTGTACGCTTGGATCAAACAGGCATAGAACAACGCCTCAGGGGCATTTGTGCTGATCCATGTCGTGTTATTTGTTGAAGAAAGCTGTGCAGGACGGTAGATGTATCCCATCTCAACCACAAACGATGCGTTTGGGGTCGGCGCAATGTAAAAAGTGTTCTGATCCCACACGGAATAGTATTTGGGAATGCCTGTCGTGGCCCCATTCGGCCAATACTCTTTCATGAAGGATGTGTCACGAAAGTCCAAGAAAATTTGGTCTGATCCAGACGTGACCATCATGTACCGATGGGTCAAGATGTCGCTTGGCGCAGACAAGAACTTATTTCCGCTGGTCATGTTGCCTGTCACTTCAAGCTTGAAGACATCCAAATCGATGTCTCGCAGGATTCTGTTCTCGGCAAAAGTGATGAACGTGTTTATCACCGAGTTGGTGAAAACGTTTGCGTCTACTTCAGTGTAGTTTCGTATGTTTGTTACAAGTTCATCGTATGTCATGATGTCTCCACCCTCACAGAACCCACCACGCCTTGAGCAATCAATGCTTGGTCTTGCACGTATGGGCGCATGTCATTGGTATTTCTGGCGCTTCCATAGCTTTGAAAAGCCGAGAAGCCTGGCGCACCCACAAACACCGATACAGGCTCAATTCTATCGGGCCGGGGCTCGTACAAAGCAATTGCATCGCCTCTATACTTCAGTGGCTCGAGCTGTGGCTCTTTTGGCTCGTAATCGTCTGGGCAAACCTTAAAGCCGCGCCAGTTTTTGCGCAGCACGTTGTACTCATATCGCTGTCCGCAATAATCACACAGGCCATATGAAAATTTACCTGTTGCGAATGCCATGCGTTACTCCCCCAAATCAGGAACGAAGCTAACGCTGGCAGTGTCTCTGTCTTCCATAGCGGCGCGAAGGAAATCCTCTTCGTATATGGTCTTCAAAGCGCCTGTGCGCTCTGGTGCATATTTGAGTGAGATGTAGTAGGCCAAGCCTGAAGTAAGACAAGGCAAAAACCTGAAATTGACGTCGGCCGTATTCGTGTACGCGCCAGCATCTTCAATGCGACGAATCCTGTAGTACACAAACGTGTAGTTTTGGTCCGCCGCAGGATAGAAAAACACCTTTGGCACATTCGTTCTCTGCACGTAGTACTGGGCAGGGCGCGCTTGGGATGTTTTGTCCGGAATGTTTAAGTACTCAGAGCGACTGATGCGGTCGATTGTGATGTCAGTCAAGATGCCTTGTGACGGGTCTCGAATGACAGCAGACAACACATTGACAGTATCCGTGTCCAAGGAGATTTCATTGACCCCTTGAGTTAAGGCATAGGTTGCCTCTTCAATGGTCCAAAGGTTCAGGCCCCTGTTGGCCCAATCCAGGAACAGCAAATTGAGAGAGCGACGCGCAGACTTGAGCTGGTAGCCGTTTGTGCCACGTATGCCGCATCTCTCAAATGCTTCTTCGATCAAATCATCAATTGACAGATCAAAGGTTGTTGTCCCTGAAGTGGTCATTTAGCAGGCTCCGCCCTTCATCATCTTCTTGGCGCTGCCACCCTTCATCATGCCCATGGCCATCCGTTTGTGTTGATTGATGGCCATGCCACCTTTCTTCATCATGGGAACACCAGTGGTTTTGCTTGTTTCAGAGATCATTTTGTTTGCGGGACCGCTCTCAACAGCACCGCCGCCGCGCATTGCGCAACCCATTCCACGTCCAGCCATGTTATTTCCCCTTTTTCATTGCGCGACCCATAGAGTCACTGGTTTTGGTCTTCATAGCACGGCCAGACTTGTCTGCCATACCGCCCTTTTTCATTTTGCCCATGTTGTCAGCAGCGAAGGCTGGGACCTTTTTGCCGCCCTTCATGACCATTTTCATCTTTGTTGCCATCACTGCTCCTTATTTTGAGGTTTGAATGAGTCTGTCAATTTTTTCTTCCAGCTTGTTAAAACGCTGGTCAATATGGTCCATAATTTTGTCCACTTCTGCTTGAGTGACGTTATCACGTGCCACCTCCTCTCGTGTTTTGTTGAGAAGGATGCTCAGACGTGCCAACTCTTGAAACTTCTCGTGCATGATGTAGCCGAGAATCGCCATCAACAAAGTCAGTCCGCCTGTCCATACTTCAACGATTTGCATCAGCATCTCCACCGTTTACGTGCCTGACGCAGGCGACTGTTTGGGTCCTTAGCAGCTTCAGGAAAGTCCTTCATCTGGCCCTCGGACCGCGCACAGTACGACGCACGGCGTTTTGCTTCTGCGGGAGACGGATTCTTGGTAGTCACCGCCGTCTTGAGCTTGCTTCCAGGATTGGCTTTGCGGTACGCCGTAACGCCTTTTTTGGTCATGCCCGCACCCGCCTTGGTCGGGCGGAAATTTCCGCTCTTGACCGAGGTTTTGATGCCCATGCCCTTGGAGGCCATTACTGCGCAGCTCCGCCATAGAAGAACAACGTCACACTGGTAACTTCAACACCGGAGACATCAATAAACACCCCTGAGTCGAAGAGAATTCCCATATCCGGAAGGATAAGGTCAGTGGCTCCGGCCGCAGCAGGTGTGTTGACGGTCAGCAAGGCTGTGCCTGCGATGGTGCTGCCGTTCCTTAGCGTAAAGGACGCGGCTGTAGCCGTATTTGTAAAATAAATACCGGCTACCCTTGTGCGGCCCCCAATTGCATGGCCATCGGCAGTCTTTGTGACTGCCTGAATATTGCTGTTGCTCATGCTATCCCCCTATTAGGAGGCTTGTGTGAAAGTCACACCAGCGGCAACCGCACAATACGCCTTTGCAAACCAGGAAGTGCCATCGCTGATCACGGTGACCATGTCACCTGCAACAGATGAGCCGCTCACAAAGGAGATGGTGTCGTCCGCAGTGCCTGTGTCGCCAGCATCGCCAGAGGCAGGATAGGCTTGGCCTTTGATGACGTTGGCGCTGGAGGCGGTCACAACAGTGTAGTTTGCGCCAGAGGGGGCGGCTTTCACAATGAATGTAAACACCAAACCAGCCGCAGGTGCAGGCAGAGTGGTTGCAAACTCAGTGGCTGCATTCAAAAAGAATGTGGTGCCAGACTGTGCTGCGGTCAAAGTGGAGGCAGCGGTCAATTCAGTATTTGTAACTGTTCCAGTCACACCGCCAATAATGTTGCCAATAAATCCGTTAGTAGACGTTACTGGTCCGGAGAAGGTAGTCGATGCCATGGTTATTTTCCTTACATGCAAGTGAGGGCGTATCTGTCTGCATGTCGTCAGCCGGGACTGTCAGATACACCGGAAAACCCCGGAATGGGTTGAATATACACCATCCACAGAAAAAGAAAAGGCCCCGAAGGGCCTTTTCTTACTGCCGTTTAGGCTGCACCAGGGCAGCCAAACATGCCGCGTGGATCGCTGAAGCCGAAGCTGTAGCGTTCACGTGCTTTGTAACGGACGTTGCCGGTGTCGAAGTCGCCTTCGAAGCCAGTCTTCAAGGTCACACGTGTGAACATCTTCATGCCGTTAGGCGCGTCGGTCTTGATGAACCATGCGTCTGGGTCGGTCAGGAAGTTGTTGACAGTGTAGCCCTGAGGCACCATGCCCATGTTGCGAACAGCGTTGATGTCGTTGTCCGCAGTTCCAGTGCGCAGAGTGGATTTCAAAATCCGATCTGACGTGAACTGCAACTCTTTGGGAACAATCAACTTCAAGCCCTGAACAGCGATCTTCAAGCCACGCTCATCGGTGAATGCGGCAATGTCAATCAACGCCTGCTCCAAGGAGGTCTCAGACAAGTCCGCCGCTGTTGCCAGTGTGTTGGACAAGTTAGGACCACCCAAAGTGGGGTGATTGGTTGCGCACAGAGCAACACCGTCGCCACCGATAGAGGTGGTGAAAGCGCCGTTCAGGATGGCAGCAGCTTTGATCTGCTTGGTTTGTGCCATAGAGCGTGCCAGGGCACGTGTATAGCGAGCGCCGAGGCGGTCATAGAGGTTGTCCTCTACGGCTTCTTCAGTCAAGGAGAAGGCCAAAGCGATGGTCTCGTGTGTGTAACGAGCTGTGTAGACCTCTTGCGCCTGGTCGTACGCGACGCCAGAGCCTTCAGTTTTCACAGGGGCTTCACCAAAACCCGATTCCATCACTTCCTCTTCAAACGCGCGGTCAGAAGATTCAATTGAATAGATTTGGGTGTGTTGGTTTTCGTAGTTTTTATACTCGAGGCCGAACAAGGCATTCAAGCCTGGCTCAAGTTCCTTTACGAGTTGTGCGCGGGAAATTGCCATTTATGTTCTCCTTAAGTACTAAAGCCTGGTGTACCAGTGCTACCGTACATGTGCTCGTTGATCTTCACAACGAGAACGGCGTATTGGCCCATCTCGTTACCAGGAACATTCCACAAACCAACTGCTTTCAAGTTGCCTGTAGAAGCTGTGTCGCTGAAAGTACCGCTCATGGTCATATTGGACACACCAGTGGTGGTGCTACCAGTGGTGCTGGCAGTGATGTCAGCGTTGGTACCAATATTGGCTTGAGTGGGAGTACCAGCATTCTGGATGATGAACAACTGGCTGGGATCGTCAATAACGTCAGCGATGATTTGACCGCTGGTGATGTTGACAGAACCAGGATAGTAGTTCTTCCAGGTGGGTTTGCCGGTGGTGGGGTCGATATAGCTCACGCCATTCAAAACGCCAACAGCAACCGTGTGGTCTGTGTTGTTGAATTTGACCAAGTAACCATTGTCAATGGTCACCAAGTCGCCTTGGTAGATCGCTCCGGACTGGTTATCGGCAATCAAGTATCCGTACTGTTTTTGACCACCAGTAGCAGATAAGTTGCCAAGAGGACGCAGACCAAAGGGCTTGTTCACATTTGCCATTTGATGATTCCTTTAAAAAAGATTACTCAGCGGCCTTGGGGCCGCCAAAGGTGACACGAGATTGTCGTGTGGGGCGTTGAATCTGCATAGATGAATGAGCATTGCTCTTCATCAGCTCGTTGTCAGCCGCCTGCATTTGATCGCTCGCACGTTGGTGGTAATACGCATTGCGCTCATGCACGTTCTCTTCGGGAATACGCGCCAAGAGAAGACCTCCCACGCTGATCACGCCAGCATGTCGGCCATCCTCAACAGATGGGACAGGGAAATCAGGATACTCATCTGCACGAACTAGTTCATAACCCTCACGGATTTTGCCTGCGACGTTCGTGCGATCTTCCTGACCGCCAACTTCTGCACGAATCCATCTGTGCCGTGTTCCCTCCAGAGGAGGTGGAGCATCCAGTCGAGAAGGAGGAGCCCAGGGCTTACGGCGTGCTTCGCTGTCACGAGTGTTCGCGCTGCGAGATTCACGATTCAAAGTAGGTACAAGCTTGTCTGTCATCTCTTACTCCTTAACGTACTTGGCGTATTCCTCAAGAGGAACGCCCAATTTTTTGGCCATCGCAACTTGACTCGGTGAGAGTCTCACAGTGCGGCGTGCTGAACTATTCACTCCCGATGATCGGGTTGCAGGAGCCACCGGTTGCACGTTTCTGGTGGTACTGTTGTTTTGCGCCTGAGGAGAAAACTTCTTTGGAAAAGTGCTTCTCATGCGTTTATCGAGCTCATCATAGTACTCATCTGACGATCCGTCAAACCCTTCGTTGAGAACGAGCTGCTTGTGGATGCCCCAAGCGGTGTTGGTCATGACAGTGTCCTGACCATACCACGGGTTCTTGTCCATCCAGTCATCGAGCTTCGGGTCCACCGGGGCGGGCTGCTGATACTGCGGTTGTTGGACTTGGGGCTGCACTTGCTGGGCAGGTTGGTTCTGTTGCTGCTTAACGTAGGCTTCGCGACGCTGATTCTCTTCGGCCACCTGACGCTGCTCGTAAATCAAGTCGGTCAGGCGCTGGTTTGCCTCGGTCTCAGTGTCAATGTCGCCCTCTTCGCGCGCTTTGCGGATGATTTGCTTGAGTGCCACGACCTGGGTGTCGATGCGCCCCTTAGCCTCGTGCAGGCGCTCCTCGTCCGTCTTGAACATGCGCTCTCGCATCTGCTTGGCCTCTTCTTGCACGCTCTTGGCGTAGGCAATGGCAGCCTCTTCGCGACGTTGTGTTTCGCGCAGGCGAGCAGTCAGCTTGTCGATGCGCTTCTTTACGCTCTCGCTGTACTGGTTAAGCTCGTTGTCTGGTTTCTCAGGCTCATTGTTGGACTGCTCCACGTTGGGAGTGGGGTCCTGTTCCTGGATTTTTGGCGACTGGCCGTCTTCGCCCATGTCGATGTCTACGGCCTCCTCGTCCTCGCCAATCTTGAATTCAAGTTCTTGCTGTTCGTTCATACCTTGGCTCCTTACATGTGCAAAATATCTTCAGGGCTGTTGACCACCCCGATGATTTCGTCGTCATTGAGAATTCGGATTTCTCCACCATCAATTTGGATGCGAGAACCTGCGTAGCGGCCAAAAATAATCCAGTCACCTTCCTTGCACCACGGGCCGTGCGGGAACTTGGACTCGTCCGCATAGGCCAAGTCGCCCGTCTTCAAGACGTAGCCACAGTTGGTTGCAAGTTGGGTTTTCTTCTGGGTTTCTTCGGACAGTACGATGCCGCCTTTGGTCTTTTCCGCGCCACGATAGGGCAAGACGGCGATGCGCCAGCCTGTGGGGGTAGGGATGCGGTCTCGGACAGCTTGCTCAAGCTTTTCAGGGTTGAAACCCTCGTCCGTGTATGCGTCCTCAAGGCTGGGGCCTTTTAACTCCGCCTCTTCGCGCCACTTGCGCTCCAAAGCGGTCAGGTTCTCTTCAACTTCCATTGGCATCTCCTCTGTGGTTAAAAATCATCGGTAGTCCTTTGTGACAAGAGGTCACGAACGGCTTGATCGGCAAGTTTTAATCCTTCGAGGCGTCCCATCATGAAGCGATATCGCTCCATATCAGTGATGGTGCCATTCAAAATGATAGCCTCCGAGTCTTCTCGGAGCTTTCTTAATTCTTTGACGACGGCTTCTGCAAATTCGAGCATGGTATTTCCATGAAAAGCAGGTGGTACAAGGCCCCACCCGTTGGCAAGTGCTTACGTCTCAGTATATCTCAACAGGACGATTGCCGTCTTTCTTCTTTACGACCATGAAAGCGCCACCCTTCTTGGCCTCCTTCGGCTTGCTAGGCCTGTTGGATTTACCAGCAGTGGAAAGAGCAATCGCGACGGCTTGTTTCACCGCTGCGGATTTGTTCTTCGGCTTGCTGGTTCCAATCTTCCCTTTCTCCTTGTACTTGGTGACCATCTCACCAATGTTGGAGCTGATTGTTTTGCGACTTGAGCCTTTTTTAAGCGGCATTTCGGCCTCCTTGAGCAGGTGGTTTGTTCTGTGTCATGCCAAGGCGCTCTCTGGCAACGTTGGCTCGAAGTTGTGCAATGTTCTCTTGTGACTTTACACGATTTTGCTGTGCCTGCGCGTTTTGCGCAATTTTTTCTTGGTCCAAAGAAAGCTTTTGCTGGTCCAGTGCAAGCTTCTTGTTGTCGTTGTCCGCACGCTGTTGCAGTTCTTGTTTCTTGAGCTCGACCAACGGGTCGCCTTGCTCGCCAGACAACTGGTTTTGCATGTCGCGAACCTCTTGCATGAACAAAGCAATCTTCAGCGCCACCATGCCTTCCTTTTGGATAGGCGAGACGATGCGGTCTGGATCGGTGCCGTAGCTTTGGAACAGTTCTGCCTCCACGGCTTCCTCCGCTTTGAGCTTCACGTGATCCAAGATGTGTTTTTGCAGCGCCGTTGCGGCCATGGGGTTGGCCTGGAGAATGGGAGACAGGCCCATCATCAGGTGGCTGGCAATGTGGGCGTCATGCTGCTGACCAGCAAAGGCCTTCAGGCGCATGTTGTTGAGCACGTCGCTGTTTTCACTGGCCGGGTCCTTGGGCATCTGGGTGTTTTGCGGCAACAAGATGCCGTCGATGTCCCTGACGTTGAGCGCAGAGTACACGCGGTAGTACGCTTCGTACATGTCGTGCATCTGTGGTGCGCTTT